CTTCTTCCCGAACCTCCTACTGTGTGCCACTCCAGATGCATTGTCAGAATTCAACTCTGAATCCATGATGTATGCTGCTCTAGCCAGCTCAGATGCGGGGACTTCCCCTGAGGGGCTCATTACCGAACCATCCGATATGTTGTAACTGGCCAGGCATGCGTTGACCCCTGTGACACCGCAAACAGCTAGGCAGAAAGCAGGGTACTTGAATTCCTCTGGCATCCCAGTGGACCTGATCAGTGAGGGTTTCATTAAGCCGTACAGGATGGCATTGTGTGTCAAGGATGCTGAAACAAGGCATATGGAACTTAGGTAGCTGCAGCCCTTCTTCATCAGGTTCACCCCTTGTGCTACTGCAGATTTGAAGTCTGAAGCATAAGATTCTCCAGTCATTGAGGATAGGTACGCTATCTTTTCCTTTAGTGATCCTGGTATGAACACCAATGAGCCTTGGTCTACGATGTGCATTTGGTTCATTTCTGCGTTCATGGTGGTGTACATGTCCTTGGACTCACTGTTGACTATATTGAAGAATCTGCTAACCTTGTGCCTCAAGTATGTCACTTTATGCATGCTTGTAAGAGCGAAGTTCTTCTCGAGCAACATGGCCTTATACTCATCATCACTCGTACAGAGGGACCTGGAGAAGTAGACAGCCCTAGCCCCGCCCTCTATCATTCTAGACATCAGGTCATCTATGTGGTTGGCACATATGGCAGATGGCAATGACGATGTCTTCTGGAATATCCCTTGAAGCATGCCCCACGGGAACTGCATCGTAGACCAGTGTGTTCTGTCTAAAAGCTCTAATTTCGAAATGAACTCGTCGATGGTTTTCGATTTACCTGTCTTTTTCTCCTCAGAGAGTAAGATCGCAGACGCTACCTTCAAAGCACCCTCTGGGCACGCCACCCTCTTCATAGTGGCCATCTTCAGAACCCATCTGATTAAGGACCTTGTGTAGTAGTCATTGGGGACTATCAGACATGACAAGATCGCATAGAAGAAATTGACCAAGTTGTTGGGCCCCCATCTGGTTTTGTCAAAGTTCCCATTGCATGACATTAGCTCAGTTCCCAGACCCAAGGTGGCTCTAAGCCTGTCATTCTCTGCCTTCCTCTCGACCACCAAGCCCACAAAATGCTCTCTTTTGTCCTTTGCGTTGACTATGTTGGTCTTGAGGAGCACTTTTTCGGAGAAATCCTCGACAAACTTGGCACCTATTCTGAAGGATGTGTTCAAAGTCGAGATTTCTCTATTGCCCGTCTGCTTGCTCTTTGCGGCTGTGTTCGCATTGAACTGCCTTGAAGCATCATCAGAGTTGGCGACATCGTCAAAATGCAACTGCCAAATCTCACAGACTGGGTCGTCCAACTCTGTGGTGTCGGTGAACCTCTCAACCCTGTCGCTGAAGGACTCCATCGCCAAGCAGCTTCTGCCTGCCTTTCTACCAAAATCTGCTGATGACTTGAATGTTCCCAACGATGATG